ACAACTAGCCTCTAAGATCGGTATTTCGCGCGAAGAACTTCTTCTATTAAAGGCACAGAAAGAACTCACAGACTCGCAAGAACAAGTTGCTGAATCATTCAGAGCCAATGCTGCAGAGTATGGGATCAATCTTGAAGGGATTAGCACAAGTTTTAATGATGTAGGGCAAATGCTCTTACAGAATGATGGGGAAGAAGCCGCAAGCCTTGAAGAAACTCTTGGTGCTAACAATGTATCTCTATTAAGTGAAATGCGTTTGGCTAGAGAAGCCATTGCCGCAGGTTCTAGTGAGGAAGAATTAGATGCGATGTTAGTCGCATTTAGGGCTAATCAAGCTGAGATGGTTGCGCAGAATGAGACGGTTAATGCAAACGGCGATTTGTTGATCGGTACGCTGCAGGAAAACTTTGGCGACCTTATACGAACTAATGAAGAACAGCAAGAAAGTTCTAATGAAGCCGCAACATTCCTACAGACTATGTCTAGAGGATTGGTAGGCAACAATCTAGCAGGTATTGAGAATGCGAGAGAGCAAGGCAGACGCGACGAAGTAACAGCAGGGATATTTGAAGATATCCGTGATAACTTGTCATCAATGGAAAAGGCTTTGATTGATGGGTTTGGTGATCTTCTTGATGTAGCCGCAGAAAAGGCTAGTAAAGGCATTGGTCTTGGTCTTGGTTTACTCTTAGCACCTATTGCTTTGGCTGCAGGTATGCTCAGCGGTTTGACGCATTCATTAAAGCAATTAGCAAGAACAGCTAAACTATTCACTCGACTTACCATTGTCAAGCCTCTCCAAGCGTTAGGAAGAACGTTCGTTAAAATTGGTAATGCTATAGCCCCTAAAAAGATGCAAGCAGCGGCTAAAGCAATTTCAAACTTCACCACAAACACTGCAGCATTCTTCAAGAGATTATCAACACCATTAAAGAATGCGTCCAAAGCATTCAAAGCTGGATTGAATGGATTACGAGTATTCAGAACAGCAACTGGACAGTTCGGTAGACTTGGGTTCTTTGGTACGATTGGTAAAGGCATCAATAATGTCAAGACGTTTTTGACACCTGTTGTAGAATTCTTCAAGAGCATTGGATCAAAGGTCAAAACTGCGTTTAGTGGTGTTGGTAGGATAGGCAAATTCTTGGGCGGCATTGGTGAAGCAATGAAGCCTGTACTAAAGATCGCCAGTTCGATTGGTCGAGTTATTGGCAAAGTGTTCTTTCCTATAACAGTCCTTATGTCAGCATTTGATGGTGTTATGGGATTCATAGAAGGATTCAAAGCCAATGGTATCATAGGCGGAATAAGCGGTGCGTTCTTTGGCATCATTGACGGTCTTGTTATGAAGGTTCTTGATCTAATTAAAGATTTGGTCAGTTGGGTTGCCGAGAAACTAGGATTCGCTGGAATCTCTGAAGCACTAGATAGCTTTTCTTTCTCTGAAATATGGCAAGGTATTGGTGATAAGGTTCAAGAATTTATTAGTTATATCAAAAACTTCTTCGGGAATCTCGTCTCTTCAGGCATAAGTGGAATTAAGAAATTATTCGGCTTTGGTGGTGATGATGAAGAAGAAGCTCCAAGTAACAAAGAGAGTTCACGAGCAGCTGACATACGAAGACGTAAAATGGAGCGTGGGAGAATGTCCCAACAAGAGAAAGACGCCCGTAACCGTCAGATCTTGCAAGACTCAAAAGCTGCTGCGAAGAATAGTGAAGGTGCTGAGGTTAATGCTAGATCGCAATCTGCGACAGGAGCTTCGAACGTGATCACTGTTGTAGCGCCACAAACATCTAATGTTAGTAATAACTCACAGAGCATGCAGCAGGTTGTTTCTATCCCCGCCACCGCAAATCCTAACAAGCCTAGAGGCAGAGGCGGAAGAGGAAAACAGAGTTATAGTTAAATGAAAAAAAGGGAGACAAATTAATGTCTCCCTCCTTTCCTAAAACTCTAATCGAGTTTCTAGTCTTCTTCAGCCAACTTCTCAAAGAAAGATAAAGTGTCATCTTCCTCAGCTTCAGCTACTGGAGCAGCTACAATCTTAACCGCAGGAGCAGAATAAGGTTCAGCTACTGGTTCAGCTTTAGCCGACGATTGATATGCTTGGTCATCCATAGCACTTGCTGTAGGAGCAGGTGAACCAGTAAGACCTAACACACGCTTCATCTTCGCTTCTAACTCAGCATAAGACTTGAAGTTCTTCTTATCAAGGAAGTCATTCAAAGAGTATAAACCCTCATACACTTTCTCAAGAGCATCATCATCACCGTCTTGTAATTCGCTAGGCGAATCAAACTCAGACTTATCATAGTTGCGATATCCTTCAACCTGACGGATCTTCAGTTTAAAGTTAGCGCCTTCCCAGAAGTCGAATGGGTTGATTGCTTGCTCATCTTCGAATGCTGGATTCATTGCTTCGTTCAGCTTATCAAAGATTTTCTTACCAAACTTATAGAGGAATACTTTTCCTTCGTTTGATGGGTTTGACGGATCCTTAACAACCATGATATTGGCTGTGTAAGACAGTCGACGCTTTTGTTTACGAGCTTGATCTTTACCAGCATCAGTGCCGTTGTTCCAAAGCTGCGAGTTGAACTCACCGATTGGATCTTTTTCACCGATAGTAGTCAAAGAGTTCTCGATATACCAACCACCAGTACCTTGGAAGCCGTGATCAAAGATACGAACCCATGGTAAATCTTCACCTTTTGGCTCAGGCAAGAAGCGAATAACAGCATAACCATTACCAGCTTTATCGACATCTGGTTTCCAGAAACGATCGTCGCCTTTCTTTCCTTGGGAGTTACTATTAAGTTTGGTAGATTCGTTGATTAGTTTATCAAGCGAATTGGTGCGGGATTTCTTGAGTGTTGCAAATGAACTAGCCATATATTTTATTCCTGTATTTACGTTGTATGTATTTTATTGCGTTTTATCCAAAGCGAATCATCTTCATGATAAGCTAACATTATATAATATAAAAGGGATAATGTCAACCCCATTTACTAGTTTATTTATAAGAAACAAACTAATATATTTTCAGCACAATAGACTTCAACTTGCTTCTGTCTATTGGTGAAAATTCTCTTATAAACGGAGAGTATTTCCTGATGAGCGTAACTGTCCCATTCAAGACAATGTCATCATACTTCTTCCATCTATTTGTATAACCGAGTAACTGGTCTAATAGAACCAAGGTTTCAAGGCTAATCTTATTCTGTGCATAGTGACGATAGAGTATCGGGTGATACCCATCTTTCATAACAAACAACTCATCAAAAGATTCTTCAACATTGTAGAGATAATCCATCTCTTCGGAGAAGCTGTAAGATAATGATTCAATCTTTTTCTTCCAATTCTTCATAACAGTTTCGTTTGGCGCACTCATTAGATTACCGATCCATTGCTTTGAACCTGCACTATAATTAGCCACCAAGAACTTTATAAAATCGTCACGCTTGTATTTCCTTGACGCTTTCTCAAAGAAATACTTATCTTTACGAACTTGATATGATGATTCATTGGCTCTTACTTGGCCATTGTACTTGAAGAAGTCATATGAATCTCTTGTGAAGTGTTGTTGTACTGCAAGGTAGGTCTTGTAACAATCAAATCCTGACATAGTTTCTTCGCTGCTCATAATTAAATAGGTAGTCTTGCGCCCTTTTCCAAGAAGTTTAGATCTTGGGCTTCAACTTCTAGCTTGCCTTTAATATTGGTGTTTAATAATTTAGCAGCAATTTCAATTTCCATCTCATTCTTTTCGCACCACCAAACAACAGCATCAAGGTATGATATTCGTTTTTCTATTACTGTCTTTTCGATGATAGTGCTGAACTTAGCAGTTGTCATAACGTCAACCATGTACTACTCCCATTTGTAAAATATGTGGTCTTCTATTTCAGTGGTCTTTCGTTTAGTCGGTGCCCAATCAGGGTAGACATAGTCTGCATGATAGTGCGTTGCTCCACTCGTTATGTCTATTATACTACGATTAGTGGTGAATGTCAACATCAATTTTTTAATCTTATTAAATGTTTTCCAATCATATATGGTGTCTGGCTTACCATCACAAAACCAAGAGAACTGACATTTATGTTTAATTGGAACTGGCGTGCCGTCTCTCCAGCTATTGCGATAGAGGCTTTGAGTGACCACACCTTTGATTGTATTTGGGAAGCGTCTGTCCGCAACCCTATTTAACGTGACACTGGCAACAGCAAGTTGTCCAGCTATTCCTTGATTTCTAGCTTCAAAGTACACATTCTTCGCAAGCCATGTAACATCAACATCCGTGTATTCTGCGGCTGTTGCGGTTGTCGGTAACATCATCAATATCATCATCAATCTTTTCATAATCAATACCATTCATTAATAATTATCATCATACCAATCGTTAGTGATCATTTCTATCCAAGCATGTGCTTTAACAAAGTCTTGGAAGAACTGAACCTCGGTCTCGTCAAAGATAGGATGCATAGCCATTACCATGACTTGTTTCCCCAGACAAGATATCTTTAATTGCCACCCGTGTATTGTTATCGTCTCGTATGAACGAAACTCGTTGCTGGTTTGGTTATCATCCTCGCCCCATTTACTCAACAGTATCATTCCTTTCCTTGAATAGTGCTATAGTTTCAATACATTTGTGTATATGATCATCACGCTTTTCCACAAACACTTGTGGCTCTGGTTCGTTTTCTACAGCGATGATAATGACAATTTGGTCAATAGGGATGCCAGTCCTTTCTTCAAACATCACACAATATGCTGCCGCTTGCTGAAAGTAGTTTCCGATAAATTGTTTCTTTTTAATCTTAGAGGCTGTCTTATAGTCAATAATAGACAACCGACCATTAAACTCGGCTACACAATCAACGCGACCTGCAATGCCCAGATAGTCTGAGTAGAGAGGACATTCCTGAGCATAGACTAGCCCAAGCGTTTTGTCGAGTGTACCTTTGACGGAGTTGAACATTGCGCGTTCGTGTGGCAGGAACTTAGTTGAATCAAGCTCATTGTTGACATAGTCCTCACACATCTGATGGACGTTAGTCCCTCTTCGAGCAGCTTGAGTAGAGATGCGGTTGGCTTCCTTTTCGCCAACTCGCCTTCTCCACTCAGCTATACCTTTCTCTGACAGAACACTCAGAACTGTTGTTATACTTGGATATGAACCCTTTGGCGTTTTGTAGTGGCGCTTACCATTTATTGTTTCAGTATCAAGCTCGGTGAACTCTAGTTTCTTGTGTTCAAATGTCATAGGAATCTCTCATCATTTAAGAACTAATTATAGCTCACCTCAAAGCAAATGTCAAGTAAAATATGATCTTTTTAACTATAAATCCCCATTTTATAGCAGGTCTCTAGATACTCCCTAACAAAGTCTGAACGGACGATATCCTCTGGTCCAAAGTCTACGCTATCAAAGGAATCCATCCTTGACAGAACATCAATGAACTTTTCGCAGCCTGATTCAGTACTGTACCGCTCGCTTGATAGATCGTCCTGCTTACCGTCACCCGAGAATATGATTCTTGAGTTCTCGCCCACTCGTGTGATGACAGTGTTTAGTTCTCCCCATGAAAGGTTCTGGAATTCGTCGACAAGAACAATAGCGTCATCCCATGTTTGGCCACGGACGAATGAAGTTGTGGTGAATACTACTTTTTGTTTTTGTTTCAGGACTTGATATGCGTCACCTCTACCAAATAGATCGGTGAAGATTGCTTCGTATGGTGCTTCGTAGACCTTGGATTTTTCTTCGATCGATCCAGGAAGAAAGCCCATATCTCTAGATGGAACAACACTTCTCACGATGATCAGTTGTTGCTTTTGGTCTATCTTTTCCATGATATCACGTATTGCTAAGTAACATGATAAATACGTCTTACCTGTGCCAGCGCACCCGTGTAGAACGTTGTTGTAACCGTTGTTGTATGATCTAAAAACATCTCGCTGTGTATCCGTCAAAGGCTGGATCTCGCGGAGCGTTAGCCCCACTGACTGTCTGTTTCTTACTCCCCTTGCCTTTTTATCTTTTTTCTTCTGCCTATTACTAATATAATCGTCGAACTCAGTTATATTTTTGTTCCGCGCAAAAGTGGATGACATAGCGTCTCCTTGTGGATTAATTTCGGTTAGTGGATTGACATACTACGATGTATTATTTTCCTTATCTTTAACACGCTTCTGGTGTTTCTTAGCTATTTGATTGATTTTAGATTGCTTGACAGTACGTCCACCGACCTTGTCAGCCAGTACAGTATTTTGGTGTGCGTCAGCAATGCGCGAAAGGTTATCGTTCCAACCTGCATCTTTATTTGTAGTGGATGTTCCCGACACCAGAGATGGCGCTCGAGTTATCACTTGTTTGATGTGTGGGTTTTGTTCCAAGAACTCTTCCCTGCTTGATATAGACAACAGCTTGGTTTCGATCTCGCCAGTGACTGTGTCTAAAAAATCGTATAACGGCATAATAAATCCAATAATGTATCATAGTATAATCTTATTTAGCAAAAGTAAATACTTCACCATTGCTCTCCAACAACAAAAAAGGGGAGACAAAACGCCTCCCCTCCCTTTTTACGATCTAAACTTAGAACTTGTATTTAACATTAGTTTCAAGTTTGTGTGACCAATCGTCAACATGGAAACTTTCTACTTTAGCTTTGAATGTGAAGTTGCCCACAGATTTCTGAACACCAGCTTCTGCTGATGTACCAGCATCAAAGTTAAAACCATTACCAAACTTACCTAACTCAACATAGCCATTGCCAACAGATGTACCGATGCGGATGTCGCTTCGAGTATCATCAAAAGAGCCGAGAGAATCGAACTTATCAAACGCTACATCGTTTTCGTAAACAACATAGCTGTCTGCAGATGCAGTAGCTGAAATAAATAACGCAACTAATGCGATCATGCTTGTTTTTAAAGTATTCATTTTTCTTTCCTATCTTTAGTTTTATTGATCACACTACACAGGATCGTAGAGTATGATATTAGCTCCTCTAATGGAACCAATTTGGTTGACTACGCTTTGTCCATCTAGCGAAGTCTTTTTTCTCATTTAAGTAATACGAACGGTATGCTGCAATCGTGTCCGCATTCTTACAATAATCTGGCATACATTGGGGGAATGGTGTCAGTCCAATGTCATCAATATTCTTTGGTGGCTCAGCAAGTAACTCTCTCAGCTTGCGATCCGTCTCGTGTACCTTACCATATCTGTAGGTGTATTCATCACAAAGGGCAGTAAACAATTCATAGTGCCAATTGTAGTTCTGTAGGGACTTCCTTGTCCACACCGTACATGGATGATTCATATGAACCGCTTTATACAATAACAGGCTCTTTAATGAATCCGCAAGAATATACTGCTTCTGCTTGCGCCCAGTTGGACTACGTCCAATAACCTCAGTACCATCTAACATTCGATGCGTTGTTGACAACATCTGTGCGGCTTCAAGTATCATCTTCACCACATGCTTATCGCAATGTAGATGTGCCGCAGTAGTTGGTTCATTATCTAAAATAAATATATTCATAATATATAGTACATTATACCTTTAAATAGACTATTAATCAACCGTAAATAATTGCCTACGATCTGTTGTGCCAAGGTTCTCTGAATCGATCCTCTTTGGGAGGATTCTTTTTAGATTCCTTTTTCTTATCAGGATGGGTTGAGGGTTTATGGAACTTATCCATATTCTTCTTAACTGGATCGTTTTTCCCGTTCATTTGCTGCACTCTCCGCCTTTGCTGTGGCACAATCATCGACACCAGATGGCAAATCCTTTTTATCTTTTTTGCCGAAGATAGCATCATAATTATCACTAAACTTCTTGGTGTCAGTTAGTCTCTGTTTACTGCCTTTACCGCCATGAGTTTGACCACTCATATTATTCTCCATTTGTTGTGTATCATTCTATAACCTCTATCTCAACTAACCAATCATCGAGGTGTGCTTCATGACCGCCTTCATCAAGTATAAACTCTATAGCTTTTTCTCTTAATAGATAGTATCG